CTGCAAAACCTTCGAATGTCGGTTCGAATCCGATCTTCCCCTCCATGTCTCGTTAGCTCAACTGAATAGAGCGTCGGTCTACGGAACCGAAGGTTGAGGGTTTGACTCCTTCACGGGACTCCAATTTGCGGGTGTAGCTCAGTGGTAGAGCGTCACGTTGCCAACGTGAATGTCGTGGGTTCGACCCCCATTGCCCGCTCCAATAATGCGCGTGTGACGGAATTGGTATACGTACCAGTCTTAGAAACTGGGTTCTGGGGGTTCAAGTCCCTCCATGCGCACCATAATTAGGTTCACTACAGCATATAGACATGATAATAGGAAAGTTCCGGTGTACAATTCCGGAGGATCTAAGGGTCTTAGTGTAATAGGCTAGCACATCCTAACCTAAGTGTGAACCTGTATAGATTTAGGCTATCTACAGCATATCTTTCGCCTTGTAAGCCGTAGGTCGTGGGTTCGAGTCCCATCAGGAGTCTAGGCTCCTGTAGCTCAGTGGTAGAGCAACGTAAATGTATAGCCTGTTGATTTAAGGAAGCTTTCGGCAAAAATACTTAATTGGTTCGATTCCAATATTTTCCACTAGGGAAAGTCGCCTAAGGTAGGCAATGTGCTTCCTGTTGAATGTTCAACAACAACTATTTTTGTTGAACAAAGCTGTTTACTTAATCGATCTTTATGATATTATCAAGTTATAGAGTTTAAGATTGACCATGCCGCAAAAAAAATACTTGGCTGCTTGTCAGCCTCTTGCAGTAGATTGCCTTATAAGCAATCAGCGTGGATAGTTTCGAGAAGACACCACGTTAAAAAAGGAAAGTAGAAGTCAATCTGTTGAGTTTAAGGATCAGTTCAGCAACTAACTGCTCGGCAATAGCAACCAAGATGATCCTGTTGAGTTTAGATTCAGTTCCGCAACCAAACAAAATCTTACTTGAAATAAGACAAAAGTTGAATCTGTTGAAAAAGGAGAAGTGTGATGACTACTTTCGTAAATGCTGTTGTTAATCAGTCTGCCCGTACTGAGAACGGGATGAAGGCTCGTCAGTCTACTGCTAATGCATTGACTGATCTGTTCTTCAAGATCGGCGCCATGCGTGGCCAGAACGTAATCCCTGCGTGGACTGCAGCTCGTGTTCAGAATCCTGATCTTGCTGCACGTGTTGCTCTGTGGGCACGTGATATCCGTGGTGGTGCCGGCGAACGTAAGATTTTCCGTGATATCCTCAAGGATCTTGCAGTCCGTGATCCTGATCGTGCTATGGCTCTTATGCGTAAGGTGCCTGAGCTCGGTCGTTGGGACGACTTGCTTGTATTCGAAGATGAGGGTGTTCTCCAGCATTATGCTTTTGAGATGATCCGTATTGCTTTAGAAGACAGCAATGGTCTTTGTGCTAAGTGGATGCCTCGTCAGGGTCCTGTGGCTGCAAAGTTGCGCGCCCATCTTGGTTGGTCTCCTAAGTTCTATCGTAAGCGTCTGGTTGAGCTGACTAAGGTTGTCGAGACTCAGATGTGTGCTAAGGACTGGGATAACATCAACTTCAGTCATGTTCCTTCTGTCGCATCTGCACGTTACAAGAAGGCTTTCGCTCGTCATACTGAAAAGTATAAGGAGTGGGCAGCTGCTCTTGTTTCTAAGGATCCTGAAGTGCGTGAGTCTGTAAAGGTTAATGCTGGTGCAGTGTATCCTTATGATGTGCTCAAGGGTCTTTATAATGGTTATCATACTAACTATGATAAGGCAAACCTTGATCATATCGTAGCACAATGGGAAGCATTGCCTAACTATGTTGGTGATGCTAGCATCTTGCCATTGGTTGACGTTTCTGGATCTATGACTTCATCTGCGGGTGGTTATAATTCTAAGTCAACTACTACATGTCTTGATGTAGCTGTGTCTCTTGGTCTGTATCTTGCAGACAAGAACAAGGGTAAGTTCAAGGATACGTTCTTGACTTTCTCTAGCAAGCCTCAGCTGATGCACCTCAAGGGCAACATCCTTGATAAGCATCACCAGATGTGCACTTCGAAGTGGGAGATGAATACAAATCTCCACGCTGCTATCCAGAAGATCCTCGATGTAGCAGTTGAGGGTTCTGTACCTCAGGAAGAGATGCCTTCAATGCTTCTCATCTTGTCTGATATGCAGTTTGACCAGTGCGCAAACTACGATGACTCTGCAATGCAGATGATCGCTCGTAAGTATGCTGAAGCTGGTTATGCGATGCCTAACATCGTGTTCTGGAACTTGAATGCGCACGACAACGTGCCTGCTCGTTTCAACGATAAGGGTGTTGCGCTTGTGTCTGGTTTCTCACCAGCGATTGTCAAGGGCGTCCTCGCCGCTGATCTTGATGACTTCACACCAGAAGCTATCATGCTGAAGACAATCATGTCTGAGCGCTATGACTACTAAATAATAGGAGCTACGGCTCTTATTGTATGATCTAAGTACTAATTCTACGACAGAGTCGCGCGTTAGTTTCGTAGTACAGTCGCAATCTTAGACAACATTCGAGGTGACACGTGAGCCTCAGCATAGGTGGGCTGCAGAGACGGTGGTTCTGCGACGGACTGTAAATCCGTTCCCTAAGGGTAACATTGGGGGTTCGAATCCCTCCCCACCTACCATGCCGTTGGGTCGGTAGTGGCTATCGAGACGGTCTCATACACCGTTTAAAGTTGTTTCGAGTACAACCCTCGGCACCAGTTTCTTGGCGCATAGCTCAGAGGTAGAGCACTGTCCTGATAAGACAGGGGTGGAAGGATCGTTACCTTCTGCGCCAACCATCTTCCTGCTACCTTAGTGTAATTGGTAAGCACCCGAGTTTGTGGCACTCGGAGTTCAAGTTCGACTCTTGAAGGTAGTACCATATAAATAATCAAGTATTATTGTTTCGTTATGCTTCTGATGATTGATAACTCATCACATAACGGAGCAAGAAGATATGAAAAAGATTTTAGCGGCCATCTTTGGCCTGTTTGCATTTACGACTGCAGCTGTGGCTGACCAAGTTTTAGTCATCGATGCTCAATATTCAACTGTTACACAGAACGTTCGTAATCGTTTAGAAGCTGTTGGTCATACAGTAACAGTTACTACAGATGTTTCACAAGTCCCAACAACTACTGGCTCATATCAGCAAGTATGGGATCTTAGATACGCTGCAGCGTTGACTGCCGGCGAACAGACAAATTATCAAACCTTTATTACCAATGGTGGCTTTGCATATTTCGTAACAGAAAATCCAGGCTGCTGCATGGCACGTAACAACTCAGTTGCTGCACTTGTAATGGCTCTTGGTGGTGGTAATACCACTATTGGTGCCAATTTTGGAATGGTTAATAACGTATCAAGTAACGTTAATACAACATATATGACAAGCGGTATCACAGTTAACTATGCTGCTGCTTCTATCATTGTTAACAGCCAAGGTATTCCACTCATATCTGACTCAGCTGGAAACGTTTCTGGTATGTCATGGATTGGTCGTGCAGGAGCATTAAGTTCTGGCGTGACAGGTACTATCGTTACTGTTGCTGACACTAACTGGCTTGATAGTGATCGTTTCAATACATCACAAAGTGCAACTACTTCACAACAACAAAACGTGACAGCTCTCGATGATATCATTCGTGGTATCGTTGCTGGTACTGTCGGCGGTACAATTAGCTCAAGTGGTAATGGTTCTGCTGCAACAAATGGTGGCGGTGGTGCACCTACAGTTGTAAGTACTGCTGCTGGTACTCCTACAGTATCTTCAAGTAGTTCAGATGGTCAGACAACAACATCATCAACCTCTTCTAGAGGCACGACCGTTAATGTATCAAATACTACTGCTGGAACTACAACATATACAGCAAGTGCTGCAGATGCTGCTTCTAGAAATAAGAAGACAATTGATGTTACGAGAACAACAACTGTAGTTGCTGCAACTCCAAAGACACGAGTTGATGTTGGCACTACACCGGTAACTACTGTAACAACGCAGACTACACCAAGAACTACAACTACAGTAACAACACCGCAGACAGTTACAACATATTCTGATGGTTCTACAACTACAACAGCTGGAACACCAGTAACTACAGAATCAACAGAGAATATTGTTGTTACAACTACTACAACACAGAATGAAGTAGTCACTCAAACAACTAACTGGATTGATTATCAGTCTGCTAGTTCCAGTGAGACGCATTCTGCATCTGCAGCTGGTCTTAATGAAGCTACAAAGTTTAAGTCATTTAATCCATTCTTAGTTGATGCTCTATCTGCTAAAGATGGTGGTTGGATTACACCTTCTGCATCTTACTATAAGTCTATTGGTGGTGTAAGATCTGGTGGTGTTGATCTTGGTTTCAATAAGACAGTAGATAACAATACAATAGGTGTTGCATTTAGAATAGATAGCAGTTCTTCTGCTGGTTATCTAAATTCTAAGACTGAAGCTACATCATATACTGGTACCATGTATGCTTTAACAAAGCAAAATTATGGATGGTGGAAGGTAGCAGTTGGTATTAATCACAATGATTACGTATCAAACGTTTCTATACCACAGTTTGGTTTGTATAATGGTACTAAGATGAATCAGACAAACTATTATGCAGATCTCGGTGCTTATGCTCCTAATACTATCTTAGGAGTCAGACCGCTTGCTGGTGTGATTATAAATAATTCAGTGATCGGAGCTATTCGCGAGAGTGGATCACCCCTATTATCAACTGCACCAAACGCAGGTTCAACAGTAACAGCCAATCCTTATATTGGTGGCCGATATGAATTCAATAAATCGGTGTACTTTGAATCCAAGTTGTTGTATGATAAAGAATATAAAGTTGTAACAAACAATCGCTTAGGTGTAAAAGCAGACATATATAAAGACGTGTCACTTGAACTAGGCGCAGGGTTTGATAAGGGTTCTGACTATACAGGTTATGTCGGAACTGCTGGAGTGAAGTGGAAGTTTTAACTTGGCGTAGCGCAGTCTGGTAGCGCATCTGGTTTGGGACCAGAGGGTCGGGAGTTCGAATCTCTCCGCCAAGACCAATATGCCGACTTGGTGAAGGTGGTCCTCACGCTAGTCTGAAGAACTAGAGAACCTCGATCGTAACGAGGAGTCGGCACCATTTAGGAGTGTAATGTGTCATATAATGATTTGGTAGAAGTTAGACATATTGATATTCAAGGTGAATCAGATTGGACATGGGTCAAATCTGATACTGGTGCATTTGGTTCTTCTGGAAATGGTCCAATGAGAGATTGGATTGAAGGACATTCTAAAAAATATTTTGACCACGTTAAAAACTTTAACACTGTTGTTACTGCTGGCGGCAACTGTGGAATGTATGTTAGATTTTACTCTAAAAAATTTAAATACGTATATGCATTTGAACCTAATCCACTTAGTTTTCATTGTATGGTACTAAATAATCAAGTAGATAATGTTATAAAACTGAATGCTGCTGTTGGTGATAAACCTAGTTTAGTTGATTTAGATCGTAAAAATTTAGGAAATATTGGGACACATACAATTGATTTATCAGGTTCTACATTAAGAATACCAATGTTGACTATAGACTCATTAGGTCTTGATAGATGTGACTTAATTCAATTAGATGTTGAAGGATATGAGTCTAAAGCTATTGAAGGTGCAATGCATACAATTATGACATATAGACCAATAATTGTTGCTGAAAATTTTAGTAGTGAAACATGTAAAGAACTTATGCAAAACATTAATTATGAATATGTAGATTCTTCATTCAGTGATTCTATATATAGACCTATGGAGCGTGGGCAGGATGGTAATGCAGCGGTTTGCTAAACCGTACAACCGCAAGGTTGAATTGGTTCGATTCCAATACGCTCCGCCATAAATATAAAGTGTCGGTGTATTGTAACGGTAGCATGCAGGTCTCCAAAACCTTGCGGACAGGGTTCGAATCCTTGCACCTTCGCCAACTTTAAGGATATCATATGCTAGAATGTATGATTCTTGGTGATAGTATAGCTGTTGGTATAGCTCAACATAAACCAGAATGCGCAGTTATAGCCAGAGTTGGTATTACTAGTGAAAACTGGTATAAAAGTTTTCATACTAATCCAAATACTAAAAAGAGTTATAAAATTGTAGTCATTAGCTTAGGAAGCAATGATTATAAAAATACTACTGCAGAATCATTATATAATATAAGAAAGCACATTAATGCAGATATGGTATTCTGGATTGCTCCTAGTTTAACACTAAAACCAGTACAAAGAACTTTAATAAAAGAACTTGCCAACGAATTTAGAGATAAGGTTATAGAATCTCATCCTTATATCGGATATGATGGGATACATCCGACACCAAGTGGATATAAGCAAATAGCCAGTACGATTAAATGACTGAAAAAAGAGCTGTAATATATTCATTATATATCAATGAAGATTGTCTTTTTGATAGTATACATTATAGACAATTAATCTATTCAATAAAAACATTAAGATCATTCAGTGATATACCTGTTAAAATATATGTAAATGATATATCTCTTCTTAATAAGAGTTCAAGGAAAACTATAAAAGATTTTTATCATAATATTGAATTTGTGAATTTTGATTCAAGTGAATATAATGTAAAACCTAATAATACAATATATCCTTGGCAAAGGTGTGATCAAGTTATTCACAAATGGCCAAATGCCTGTAAAGCTTTTAAGCAGTTTGACTTAGATAAAATACTTTACTTGGATGCTGATACAATTTTCTATAAAAGCATAGATGATATCTTTGATTTATATCAAAATGGTCTCTGTATAAGAAAGGAATGGGAAGGCTTTAATGATGGTGTTTTTATTTTAGATAAAAATACAGCATCTTATATTGATTCCTTTTACTTAGAAAAATATGCTTTTTTTAGAGAATCTTTTATAGAAAAACACTCTAAAAATTTTAATATAGATAAAATATCTTGGATTGCATATCAACACGCATCATCCGATTTATTTAAATCTATGAATATAGATATTCAATATCTAGATAGATTTCATGTAAGAAAACTTGATGATGAAGAAAATGAATACTGGAATGAAGATGAATTCAATGATGGTAATTTATTTTTAATTCATTATTTTAGTCACAATTTTAGAAGATGTGTTCCTAGTTCACATTGGTGAGGATATTATGTCAAACAATAATATGAAAATTTTAAAACCGTTTTACACTCCATTATATTCTTTTAAATACGAGAAGCATAATGAGTTTAAAGAAAAAGCTTTAAACTTTTTGAGTGATGAAGAACTCTATAAAAGAAATACTAGAAGACAAACTCTAAAATTTACACACCCTAATCTTCATAAAGAAGAAGAAATGAAAGAGTTCACAGACTTTTTTAAGCAATGCATTGCTTTTGCTATGGATGACTATGGTTATATTCCTGAGTTTTGTATGACAGGTTTGTGGGCAACAAAGCATGATCCTAATGTGGGATATCATCATATGCATTCTCATCATAATTCATTTTTTGGTGGTGTGTATTATCTAGATGGTGGTGAAAATACCGGTGGAACAATCTTCTATGCTCCTCATAGATACGCACAACAAATTACACCCGCTAGAAACGGTAAACCTCTTCGAATGAGAAATCAACAGAGTATACCGTGGGAAGAAGGAAAACTGATTATATTTCCTGCATGGGCAGTTCATGATACTGCTATTAATAGATCTGATAGAGCTAGAACCATTCTATCTTTTAATGTTATGCCACTCGGTAAAACAAATATAGACCCATTTGATAGATATCATTATCAGAGTGTTGATAATGTTGAGATGATAAATTACATTGAAGACACAAATGTATGATCATGTTTTTTATGTGAAGTGGTGTAGTGCTATAGTAATATTGTGTGCTATGGTACTGCACGTATTAGGAATAACACCTTATAATTCTATTTTACAATTAATAGGTGCAGCCGGTTGGACGTATGTCGGCTATAGATGGAATGAAAAGGCAATCGTAGTAAACTTCTTACCACAATTTTTTATTATCATTCCTGGTCTGATATATCTTTTCTTTTATCGTTAAGAAGCATTAAAAGAGCCTGTCTAAGTTGATTCTTAGCAGGCTCGTATTCTATCTCGAGTAGGTTGTTAGCATAACGATAGTTTGCGTATTTCTTTTCTTCAAAGATCTTATCACTTGATAAAAGCATCTTATCAAGAGCTGTTATGACTTCTTCTACTAAAGCTTGATTGTGATTACTTTTCATATTGCGACACATTGTTTTTTTAATTTTTCTGGCGCTTGTATATGTTTTAATGGATCATCTACATATTTTTCGAAAGCCCATTTTCTTTCTCTGCACCACCAGCATTTCTTACATGTATCTTTGAAAAAGTTAGTATTATTAATAAGTCCTTCACAGGATCTAGTGTAAGGCAATAAACTTTCTAATAAATCATGCTTTTTATATAAAGAAGCTACAAAAGATTTATCTAAAAATAAAAATGGCTTAGATATGATCTTTTCTTCAAAATCATTTTTATCACCTTTTTCATTCAAATATTCTTGTGGTGACATATCTCTTATAATTTCTCTTTTATCTTGTAATTCTGGTGGAATTGGATCTGGATTATGCGTTAAACCATTATAGACCAAAGTTATCAAGTTATTTTCTTTTAATAACGTTATATGATTTCTTACTTTATTCATATGAGTTAATTTTTGTTTATAATCACCGAAATCGCAGAAGTTATGATTTAAAAACAAATCACCACGATTTACACCTAGTATATTCTCAATACGCTCAACTACATTTGCGGCAGTCCATAAATTCCAAGGTTTATCATCCCTCTTAAAACTCATGGGAAGAATTTTTATATTAAGATTATAATCTTTAATAGTTTTTGCTAAGAGATATGCAAGAAGACTACTATCAGCACCACCACTCATCCAGATGCCAATTGGTCCTTTTAAAGGGACATATATGTCTGCATATTGTGTTTCATCTTCATTATAATATCTTGCGCACAGTAATTGATTTCCATATCTTGGTTTATAATCACCTTCTCTGTGTACTAATATTTGATCAGCAGACTTCTTTTTTATAGAAAAATATTTACCAAAAATATCATTCAAACTTATCATGACAAAATTCCTATATTAAACTTTTTTTCTTCCAATATTATATTTAGCTACAAGTTCCCAATCATTTTTCTCTTTATGATTTATAATCTTGATATGATTCATCTGAGCTTGACTTTCTTTAATAAGATCAGGTTCTACTATCTTCAATAGACCCCATTCTTGAAGTAAGAAAGCAATCTTATTTCTTCTAAACTTATCTTCATCTGAGAAATTGGTATCCTTGCCGTCTAAGGCAAACAGTTCCTTGAAGTGAACTATATAATACTTACCTTGTTTGTGTAGGATATGGCATGACTGATATAGCTTCTTGTCTTTTCTAGAAGCTACCCCTATTCTGGTTAGGGTTTCTTTGATCTTTAGGAAGTCTTCTTCTTCAGCTATTTTCACTTCCACTAGCGAATTGATTAAACTCATAATTTCCACCTTTTTTAATTATTATTATCAGGTAAGAATATTTATGAATTATTCGGATTCAAGTTCTGGAACAAAGCTTTCCCATACAGATATGAGATTTTGGTGCTTATCAGGCTTAAGACCCTTTTGATCTATAAGATTAGCACATTCCATAAGCCTTAGATTTCTAAACATCGTTTTAGAAATTGGATGGATATCACCGTTTCTCATCAATACCATTACATGGTCTTCTCCAACTTCTTCTGGAGTCTCAAGAGTCTTAGGTCTTTCTATCATTCCAAACATCAAAGCCAAAGATTCTGCTTTTTCCCCAAAAGCATCTCTTACCAATTCTGACTGTCCATGACTTAAAACTGTTTTACTAAAAGCATTTGTTCCGAAGATAGAATGTAATCCTGCTGCAAAGCACAGATCTAAATCACAACCCTTATCTTTTAAAATTGTATAATTTCTTACAAGATGATCGTGTAAGCTTCCTCTACTATGCTTATGTTTATTAGCACCTACACTAATCAAGAAAGAACTTAACTTTTCGAAGTTCTCGTCTCTTTTTGCTCTAAACTTAAACATAAACGTTCGTCTAAGTTCATGACACATTCTAGAAACACCGCGGGCAGCATGCTTCATTTTACCGGGAAATATAATAGCCCTATTTCTTTTTGGTAAAATTGATTTGACTATTTCATTATTTTCATCTACTAATATTGTCTCACCTGCCCAATTGGGATCCCACATTTCATTCATATATGTTACTACTGTCCACTCATCATCTCTATGAGAGTCGGAATGTATATATCCATCAACACCATATGTGTGTGCATTAACATAACATCTCAATAAGACCATGTCATGTAAATTACATCTATATTTCAAATTTTTCCATATTCTTTTCTGAAGTTCAGGAATATTATTACTCACTTCGGCCAAATTTGAAGAACCAGATTTAACGCCTTCAACGTAATTTTTATTCCAGTGGCCGTGCGGGTCAGTTCTTTTATTAGATTTCCACCCGCTTGTATAAGACGTATTATCTAATACATTTAACAATTCTTTGTAATCTTCTTCATGATGAAAATCATCTATAACAAGTATAGTATCTTTATCAAGGTTTAATTTTGATGAAAGCATATCTTTTGAACTCAACATCATTTTTTTCTAAATCTCTCTAGTTCTTTTTTGTCTATTAGCTTTAAAGCTGCTTTAGCTTTTGTTCTATTATAATTGAATAGTTCACAGATCAAATCTATGTCTTCATTCTCTGTCGATTTTACCCATTTAGAATATCTCTTTCCAGGTTTAATCGCATGAAGATAATAATCATATTGCATCCTGTTAGAAAGATGTGAATGCATGTTAATCTCATTAGCATACAAGACGGTATCTTTAAAATAAGATAACGCCTTGTTGACTAACCACGGGTTGTAAGCTTTCTCTGCAACCTCATCGACCATGAGGTTCTCTTTCTTAGAAGAGTTTATAGAGTTTACATAATCGAATGGGTTCATTTAAACTCACAGTTAATCAAGATTTCAGTGAAGCATGATATGATATTTATTTCAGGATCAGCAACAAATGCTGCCTGATATTGATATTTTGACAAGATCAATACAAGCTGTGGTACACTATTGGCAGTCATATATTGATCTGCAGACTCGTATAGACGCCTAAAGACTTCAGTCTGCTCAATATCAACATTCTCAGCCACCCACTTACGAAGACTGGTAAAGTCTTTTTCTTTAAGAAGCTTGTACACAGAATTGATCTCAAGATCCTTGATGTTGCCAAGAATACCACTATCAATCTTACCCGTTGATGCATAACGCTGCAACTCATTAAGAACACGGCGCCAGTCTGGAAAGAACTTAGTAATAACCTCTGCAACTACAGCACGATCATATTCAACATTTTCATTAGACAAGATCTTCTCAACTCTCTTAAAGAATTGAGCAGCCAGCTTTGCACTTGCTGACTTAGATAGCTTAAAGTCAACTACAGAACAACGTGAATGCAGTGGATCGATGATGCGGTTCTTGAAATTGCAGGTAAGTATGAAGCCGCAGTTTCTTGAAAATTCTTCCATGAAATTTCGTAGAGCTGGCTGTGTGGAATTGGCATTAAGGTAATCTGCTTCGTCGAGGATAACGTATTTTCTTCCGCCAGATAGAGAAACCGAGGAAGCGAAGTTAAGGATTTCGTTGCGTAGAGTGTCAATATTGCCATTCATAGATCCATTGATTACAATATAATCACATTCAAGTTCTTCTAACATGGCACGTGCCACTGTTGTTTTACCAACACCGGCACTGCCACTCAAGATAAGGTTAGGAATGTTCTTCTGATCTACAAACTGTTGAAACGTAGATTTTAGTTCTTCAGGCAAGATAGTATCAGCGATAGTCTTGGGGCGGTATTTCTCCACCCACAAGAACTGTTCTTTAACATCCATTTGTTAACCTCAGAAAGTTGAATTAGACTCTACAGCGACAAGGTACATGATATCATTGCCAGTAAAGCGAGCGATACCCTTTGATGTAATATCAACATCATAGTCACCAGTCAAGAGCTTGATGTTTTCAGCACGAAGGATTGCTCTAAACTTCTTATCAGACTTACCAACGATGATAGAGTAAACATCACCACTTGGATTCTTAGAGTCAATAGCCTGAAGCATGATATCAGTACCATCACCAGTAACTGCAATCTCAGGGAGACGAAGAACACCCATACCCTTCATAACACTAGTCAAAGCATCATTTGTCAACTTAAAGCTAACTTCAGGTTCAGGAATATCCTTGATAGTCTCTGGAGCAGAAATGATAGTAGCTGCTTCAGCGAGTGTGTAGTTAACAACGTTATTCTTACCACGAATGGTAATAGTCTTTTCATTGATCGTAAGTTCAGGATCATCAAAGAGAGAAAGAGTGCTAAGGAACTTAGATAGATCGTAGATAGCAAATGTGTTATCAAACTCAATATCAACCTTAGCACGAGACATGATACTCTTTACAGGTGATACTGTAGAGAGGTAGTTACCCTTCCTAATAAGGATGGAAGGGTTAATAGTCGAGAAGTTCTTAAGAACTTGGATTGTTCGTGTATCAAGTTTCATAATATAGACCTTTCAATTACTTCTTAAGTTGATCAGCATCGGCAGTTGCAGAAGCACCAATAGATGCAAGATCTGCGAGTGAACCACCGAAAATATAAGTTCCAACATGTTGGAGTTGCATCCAAGGGCAGAGCCATGTACGAAGGTTTGCTTCCTGAAGCTTTTGGCAGAACCAATAATCTTCAGAGAGATAGCGCTCAGACTTAGGATCAACTTCAGCTTGGAAGTACATCATGATCTTACGAGTGCCATCAAAATGCTTGGTTCTAACATGATCAGGCTTATAGAGATACTGAGGAAACTTTTCGTTGAAGACTTCAAAAGTCTTACGACGAATCATCATGAAGCCAGTACCAATCTCAAGCACTTCTGCAGGTTCACCAATCGGGATAGCGCCGGTGCCACTCTTAGGATTAAAGACATAGTCACCAACAAACTTTTCAAGGACACCCGGATCTTTATCAGCAACACCCTTGTCAACAGCTGTCTTAATTTTTTCCCATGAGATGCACTTCTTAGGATATGGACCACCAATTACGTCATAAGCTTCATTCTGGATCTGAAGAGCGAGAAGAGCAATGACATCTTGTGGATTAAAGCCGATATCAGAGTCGATGAACAACATATGAGTAGCGTCTGAACGCATGAACTCATCACAGCAGTAGTTTCTTGCTCGTGTAATCAAAGATTCGTTAAACAAGAAATACATCTGCAACGGAATGCCATGATGAGTACAAAGAGCAGAAAGATCTGCGATGCTACGTGCAAACATACCAGCACACTGTCCACCATACATTGGTGTAGCCACAAATAGCTTGCACTTTCTAAGTTCTTCAGTGTTAATCTTAATTTCCATTATTATTCTCCTTATCATGAATATAAAGTGCAAGAATACCGTAATGAAGTATCTTCATAAGATCCTGTCTATTCCTACCATTTTTCTTGCCATATCTGGCAGCATACTTAATAATGTCACCGATGGTGAACCCAACACCGTGACCCGCTGAAGCAATTAGTTCGAAAGCCTGAATATTATCTGGTCCGACATAATGCTTCGTATATGTATCGGCGATATACTGATACAATTCATTAATTAGTTCTGGTTCATTAAACTTAAATTGTGGTTCCATTAATTAAAATACTCCACTAGTGTGCTAGTCTTTGTGCTTACAATTTCATTGGTACGATCATGATTATATTGATAAACCATAAAATTGTCAACATAGTCTCTTTCTCCATCCAAAACTGCTTTGACTTCTGTTGCCATATCAGTTGCAGTCTTGACGGGAACATTTTGACAGATATGATTATAACTTACTGTTGGTTTTAGAAGCTCATAGTCTTCAGGCATTCCCATGATGCTGAGTGCTTCTCTGTAAGTAATGTATCTGTCTTCATATGGGTGTGTAAGCATCTTAGGATAATGACCAACGAATGCGCCAATATGATCTTTAGGAACAATAGTGCCACGTCTCATGATATTACCACCGGATGCAAGTTTTTCATGCATACGCTTGCACTTCTCAACTTCTTTATCATAACCTTGCTTTTGCATCCATTCGCCTACTTGCAAGTAAGAATGATTATGATGCTCAATCAATGACTTAGCATCAAAATATCTAACTGCAATATCTCTAAGATCTAAGAGATCGAAGTGCTCGCGATGGGTTACACCACCATGAATGACTTCAAGAAGATAACGATAGTATGGATCTTTGCTTGGTGTGTTTTTATTGATTGGTTCCATCATTGTGTTTGACTTTACACCAGTAATGACGTCTTCAATCTTTTCGTATTCGCGGCTATAGAAGTTTAGCAATGGTGTTTTATTACCACGCCAGAAGAAATAGAATGTACGTTCTCTAACTTGTGAAACACCATGAAGCAAACTCTTAGTACGATAGAGAGTCATGGTGTAGCCATTCTCTTTGCCAATTTGTTGCAGCTGTTCTCTGATTGGCTTACCTACTTTGCCCGCAAGAGCAGGAGCATTCTCACCCCAAAATACTTTTGGCTTTACTTCTCCAAGAACATATTTTGCGGTTTCAATCATCCATTTATTATTAGGATTATGTTCACCATATCCCAAAGAAAACATAGAAAGACCAGCACATGGACAAACGCTAGAAATAACATCTACTTCATGTGGATGACGTTGACCTTCATCTAAAACATAGTATGGGACTTCATGATCCCAATAGTTTAGAAGATGTGATTCATTATCTTTAAATGCGCTATATGAAAGGATATAGTCTGGTCGACTTCCAAACACATTAGTCGAAGCAATTGCTTCTCCGCCAATAAGCGGGATAATCGTCGCATGTCTCATATAAAACTCTCAAGGCTGGCATGATGTACTTTAGCTGGTTTATTTATAGGAGGATTAAGCCCGTTCCACTCCCAACCTTGCCAATGTGGATAAAATTCTCGAGAAAGATGAACTGATTGCGGTTTTTCCATGTACTTAAAATCAAGTTCACCATGTTCATTAATGAGACCGTCAACCCATTCAAATACACGAAGAGCAGAACATTCATATTTCTTTAGTTCTTCTTTGAAGAGTCTACGAATATTATCACGTTCAACACGAGATCCATAGAATGGTGTTTTCTCATACCAACCAGTCTTTGGAATATGACGCTTCTCATTTTCGATAGGAAGAAGTTCATAGAGAGTAACAGTGGAATTATACATCTCTGCAACTCCAAGAGCTTGACGAGTATATTCTCTAACGAGTTCTTTAGTTGCTGCTACAGGATCTGGTTGACGTAGAAGATGATGACGAACATCAATATTGCCGAAATAAAATTCTACATTTTCAAAATCATGATCGCATGGTTTAATAAAAGTATGAAGGCCCATCTTCAACGCACCATGTAGAGTCTTAAATGGCATTGAATAATTTATCCATCCAGGGCGATACATACAAATAGCATGACTATCACCAATCGCAATGTTTGGGTATACCTTTAACAAGTTTGGTGTGATAGTCTCTGCTTCTTTTTGCATACGAATAATATTGTTCCAATCGACTTGATTCCAACGCGGATCAATTGGTTTATTCTTGCTATTAGCAAGATCTACTTTGTGTTTAAGCTGTTCATAGTAGTCAGGAAAATCTATGATAAGTGAATAGACTTTACCTTTGAACTTTGAGAAGTTCAAGAAGTTATCTACATGCGGAAACTCTTTCAATCCACCAAATAGATTAAGATGACCTGACCAGTCATTACCATGATAGACATACATGGCATCAAACTTATTATGATCTTCAACATAACGATCAAGCGACATATTGACGTATAAGTCAACACCGGCTTGTTTAAGTTGGTCAGCATAAATCACACCTTGCGCTGCACGATGTGAAGAAAGATTCTTAGCAATAGGAATGAAAGGAGCGGTTAAAACTGCTGTCATAGATTTTTATCCCAATCTTTATAAGATTTAACAGTATCATAAAGACTCAAATTTGTCAACTGTGGCTCGGTGCCAACATTCCACATCAATACATTTCGACCAGAATTCTTCGGAATATACTTCCATACTTTAGCATCATAAGACTTTACTGTAGGAAATGGTGGCAACTCTGTTTCTTCTTGAGCAAATTCAAGTGGTTCTGATATTACGTTTGCTCTTCCGAGCTCGCCTTGTTTGAGATTACGTGCAACTGCAACACAATTAAACTTTGCATTTGGCCATGCAATCTGAAGCGCTCGTGAAAGAACACCAGTAGAGATAGCTACATAGACTTCATCTGGCTCAGGAATCTTCGATGCTGCGTGTACAATACCTGCAGTAGCTAGTTCATGTTTCAAACCAAGTGGTACAAAGAAAGCGTTGTTCTTATCTGCCCACTCTTTTGCTTTCATGTTCAAGATTGGCATGGCAGCAATTCGTTCGAACATAGGTATAGCACCTTGTTCAATGCAGCACGCCTGATGTAATGATATACGCTTTGATGCTGGCATAAACAGGACTATCTTCTTATTGTGATGCTTTGCTACATCAAGCAAAGATACACCTGCCAATCCAACGCGAGGTTGTGAATACACGATAGTATCATGATTTAGTTTCGAAGCAAGAAGATCGCCGGCTCTAGTCTTTGTGCCTACGATCAGATCGTCTCGAACAACTCTAACACCATCGTGATCAATTACGACAGGATCTGGATTATATGGAATCCATCCTTCTGCCAAAGAAAGATAATATTCTTTAGCAGCTTCATATCCAAAGACACCAACATCTTTGTTAATGCCATCTATTACGTGTTTATTATGACTCATATGTGTTTGTCTTCAATGACCAGTTTTTAGGATACACCCAATCATATGGGATCTGTTTAGTAGTTTGTTTAATACCATTTCTAATGGCTAAATGCTTATAGAAGAAACAAAGTTTATCTTCTAAGTTTAGAAACTTCTGACGCTTCATAGGATTATTAGGATGCTCGTAGAGATACAACATCTTATCATAGAAAGATTGTCCGGCATTATTTGTTGGTATATATCTTCCATCTTCTGCAATCTCATATTTTGCTTTGCTCATATATTGAGGACAGTCAAACACTTGACTAAGACCATCAAAGAAACCTGTACCGCCGTGTAAGAAACTTTCAGGATCAACCCAATGGGTGTGAGTCATTGCAACATGCCTAGCTGCATTCTTAGATGGATACATAGCATTTCGAAATCCATATTCATTAACGAATATCTCATTCAGTTTTTTAGCAAATTCCATCATTGTATATGGTCTATCACGCAAAGTTGTACTACCAGCAAAAAGACGATCTACATACTTCTTTGCAAAGTCTTTTGGTACTTCACATAACCATTCTTTAACATTAGTATCTTTTGGATAGTAGATCTGAAACAGATCACTACGAGCGTGTCTTTCTGTTAAGAACCTCTTACGCATAGCATCAACACCGCCCTCACGCCATGCTCTAAAAGTTTGCCAATGTTCATTAGTAAATGAAAAGATCAAACACGCTTCTAATACTGTCTGTGGATCATTTATCAATTTAACTTCATCAACAAATGGACATTCATCCCAATGCAAACGATGCGAGAACTGTTGATAGTTATCTCTTAATAGACTATCTTCTCTCTTATCATAAGCATTGCAAAACTCAAAGAACTTTTCTGTACGTTCTGCCTGAGACCACTTCCACATCCAACTACGTGTTGGCTTACCGGAATCATCTAGCTCAACATCAGCTAGATTATCATACTTAATATCGTGTGTATGGTCTGTCAATAATTGAGCTAATGCGTTCAAAATTTTTAACCTTTTCTTTATATTCTTTTACACTCATGCCATGCATATCTAATACATAACTATCTGCAGGATGACAATTAATTCTATTGAAAGAATCAACTAGACCAATACCTAACATTGCTTTTTGACGACCAAATGGATGATCTTTGATTCGACATGAAGACCAAACAGCATCGCGATCTAGATGATCATAGTCTGCACCCGGCCTTATATAGTTTTCAACCCAACGAATGAAGTCACAACAAACATCTTCTGCATTATATGGATATGCGCCAGTGTCTTCATATATCTTTTCCATAACAGAATCTAAGAACTGTTCTTGCTTTAGCTTCTTAGTATTCACTGCAAGATAAGAGATACATTCTACAGCATTCGATCCATAATAGAAAGGACTTTCTTTATTGACATATTGCGGATACCAGTCAGCGATATCTGCAACTACTGCTGCATACTGAAAATGATACTGCTTAAGGCTATTTGCTACATTCCACTTCAACATGAAGTCGCCGATCTCACGAAGATCTTTCTTAGCATTACTCTTTTCTAAGAATTCGGCTAAATCTCTTGCAAGTCTAGGTGCAAATTCAGTGAGATAATAATCACCTGCTCTTTTATATCCAGCTGGCGGCTTTGGAAACTGTGGAAACTGATATCCTACCGACGTATAAAATGACGTCGGATAGTTATTCACCATCTTAGTCATTTCTTCAATGGTTCTGCAATTATGTAGATTGAATAAGATAGTATTGTGATAACCTGATGGTTTATAAGAATAATTAATTCCAGATCCACAAACTCTGTGTAAGATAAAAATATAAAGCCATTCGGGTAGCTTAAAGTCTGAGTGTTTGCCCGTCCAATCTTTGGCTACAGTCTCACGCTGTCGAGTATGGATCCCTGCTTCCATTTTATGCCAGTATGGATGCTCTGGTGTCCATCCGTAAAATACGTCGTTAACGATTTGTGAGAATCCTGCAAACTTTCGCTCAACAACATCGTAGAGCTCGACATTCTCAAGTAGATCATCGTCCATGAAGGAGTCTTTGTATGGTATCGTACCGAGATTGCATTTAGCCTGTTGATCTTTTGCAAGGTTGAAATATCTGATGTACTCATCATAATACTCTGTTGTTTCAAGTGTTGACATAAGTTCTTAATCTTTCAATCATTGCTTTTTCATAATCTTTATTATTCAGATTACGATTTCGTGGAGATGGATGATCAATCTTGAAATGATCGATTTTATATTTAGTGCACACACGACTGACAAAGCCACCAAGAGCAATAACTTTCTTTTTATTTTTTGTACGTGTGATTAAAAGATCGCTGTTAACATCAGCTATAGAATAGCTATTGATCTTATCTGGGATAACATTATGAAAGTCCCATGCATAAAGACCAACGTCATCACACCAAGTCTTGAGTCTAGCAAAAGTACCATTCTTGAATGGTTGAGTTTTACTAGAAGGACATTGACCTAGTATGATAACGTCATTTGATATGACATGATCTTCAAGAAAGTTCAATACGTTTTTCATCATATGATGTAAAGGTTATACCAGTTTCAGAAAACATCTTAGAAGTATCTTCGAAAGAAGCTTGCCATCTATCTGTAATATCTACAGGATAACACATGATGACGCGTTTAACACCAACCTGTATCACACCCTTTGCGCAATCAGAACATACAGGCAAACCATAGACATACAGATCAGAATCTTTTAACGATACACCATTAAGACAAGCGTTATATATGCAATTCATCTCTGCATGAACTACATACTTTAATTTAGTAGGTCTATCATCTAGTCTATCAGGTGTATCTTTGATATTTCGTGGGAAACCATTATAACCCTGTGAAAGGATCTGCCCCTGATTGCCAACAGTTACAGCTCCAACTTTTGTGCTAGGATCTTTAGACCACTGCGCAATGCTTTTTGCCAGTTGAAGATAACGTTTATCCCACTTATGTATAATCATTTTACTAGATCAAAGTGACGTTCATAAACATGAAGACTACCAACATTCCAATGGATATCACCACGTTGTACACCAAGTTCAAGACACAACAAATCAAGAACGTGAGATTGCCATGCGTAATCATTCTTATAGCCAAATACTACATCATTAGAACGCATTTGTACAACAGCATGAAGAGCATTATATCTGATCATATATTGTACTGCGTTAGTACACATGAAGTCAGATCTACCATCAAAGTTATAATCTTTCCACATTTCTGGACGTGTATAGATCATGGTAGCTCTACGAGACTCAGGATTTTTCTGTAGTTCGCGTTTAACATGTTCAAACTGATAATTGTTTTCTGGAGACCAGATACACCAACCATAGTTTGAATTGATATAACCTTGACTATCTGCTACTTGTTTCCAGATGGCAGGAGGGCCACCGGGAATATCGTTGACATTAAGAGACATGGACTCATACCATTCGAGTTCACGCTCCACATAGTCATAATTAACACTGCCAAAAATAGCCTTCTCGTCGGCAACAAAGTTTGCGCCGACGAGTTCAATCATTTTAACACCAGTCTTATCAGTAACGAAGAGTTTCTGACGAAGAAGCTCTTTGAAGTGTTGTCTGATATCTTCAACGGTGTTTCTCATATGCATCTATTATTCTCCAGCGGTAATAGATGCAGTCATGATGCCATACTGATTGACATTAGACTGTGTAGTCTCTGAAACATTGATCTTGCGATTAAGGAAGTCACGATCAGGGCGTTGACCTTCAACCTTACCACGAAGATACGCAACAAAGAATGATCCATAGTTAATCAAGTCTTTAGCAGAGTCTTCGAGGGATTCAAAGTTAGGAGCATAGTTAGGATCATTCTGCATAGCTTCCATAACAGACTGCATACGAAGCATCTTACCATGCATGATATCATGGATAGTTGCGCAACCGTTAGTGTAGTAATCTGCTTGCAGGATACGAGAGTTTTTATTCTGGTAATCGTTTGCTTTTGCATTTTGCAAAGCAATACATTCACTCAGAACTTGCACGGAATGGCGATCGGTCATTTTCACCTCTTATAATAAAGTTAGAGTCAGTATGGTTACGTAGTGTTCTTTCAACATCATTATCACGAATCACGCAGAACTTACGCATTCGATCTTTTGGATAGAATCTCTTTATACCACCATTAAACGATTCTGTAAAATGGTTTTTTTCAATAGCTTCATAAACTATGACAGGATTGCCATAGTCAGGTATTTCTACAAAAAAGAGTCTATCTACATTATCAAGTTTTTTCCATTGACTTGGTTCCATACAAAACGCTTGAAATTTCTTGATGAGTGTGAGTGTTTTCACTTCAACAGTTTCACCTTCAACAGTCATGTCTTTAACACGATCGTATTGGCTTTCACTCATCATTACTTGAAGACCAAGCGCTTCAAGACTAGTCTTCACGATCTTTTCACCAAGAGCACCAACGATCTTGATATCAGTATCTCTAGACATTAGAAGATCTCTTTAAGTTTGCCTTCATTATCGGCGTGAGACGGAGCAGTCCAACCTTCTGGCTTAATAAGATCCGGTAAACCAAGAGGATTAGGACGTGATTCTTTAACGCCAACCTTCTTATTCATGTTAGCCACTAGCACTGCATCCCATGCTTTATGAGAGTCAACACCAAAGCCGTCAAGTGTTCCAATGGCAACAACGCATAGATCAATAAGCGCATCTACAACATCATCTGCATTGGTAGCATTCTTAAGTTCAGTAAGTTCTTCTTCCAAGAATCGTACTCTAAACTCAAGAAATTTCTTGAGAGTATCAGCATCCATCTTCTCAATAACAGGATGGACGCCATACTTCTCGTGCATCATAGCAATATCAAAAGCCCAGTCTTTACTCATATAATCCACTCCGGCGGTTGGCGATTGGTCCACTTATGCATAGCAGCTTTACCAATCTTATAATAGTTTCTGTAGTTTGTTAATGGGTCATCGCTGATTTTATATTCGTCGGCCATAGCAGATGGCATAGGCGTCCAGTCATAATCTTTAAGCTTATGCGGTGGCGACTGTAGCAAGTAACCGAGGTCACCAGAACATACATGCTTTTTAGTATAGCGATGTGTATATTCAGCCATAAGAGCATAGAAATGTTCCACAAGCCAAGAGTAGTTTTCTACTGACTGTCGACACCATACTGCAGATGGATGATTAATATGTGTAGCTTGATATAGTACATCTTGGCGACCATCGTGCAAGATCCAGCGCTTAGCTTTACGACCAGTCTTAGATGTACCTTCGATCTGCGTACCGTCAAGCAAACGATGTGCAGTAGATAAAAGCTGTGCAGATTCCAAGATCATCTTGACGACATGCTTATCTACCATGCCTTGCGCAGCTTTTACAGGATCTGTATCAATATAGAATATATTCACTCACCAACTCCCATCATCAAGCACTATGCTTATTCTGACCATTATAACCTTAATGGCAAGAAAGTACATAGCTGGATCCATAGTTGTTGGACCACCGTACTCGAGATGGAATCCCCATGTGAATGGGTTTATATTGATAGCTATTTGTATGTTACTGAATTTTAAATAATTCCACATTTCTTAAAGGCTTTCTCACGATGAAAACGATTAGCACGTGAATAAAATAATACACCGTTTAAGTGATCTAACTCATGTTGAAACACTCGCGCAGTCATGCCCGTAAATTGTTGTGTGACTGTTTCACCGGTAGGACTCTGAAACCTTACACGCACGTGTCTTGGTCTCTTTATCTTAATAACTAATCCCGGAAATGATAAGCATGATTCTTCAAGAACTATAACTTCTTCAGATGGCATGACTATTCTAGGATTGAAACAAACAAAGTCTGCTGGTTTTCCTCTCATAGCAAAGATCTTATATGGTATTCCAACTTGATTTGCAGCAAGACCAATACCATTTTTATCATACATCATCTGTACTAAGTTTTTCGAAAACTCTATCGGATCAAATGGTGGATTTGCAAAATCAAACTCATCACATTCTTTTTTCAAAATAGGATCATCGCCAATAATTAAATTCATTTTCTTACATACGTCCTGTTAATCATAGTATGGTTTTCATCAGTAGGACCCCAATCACCATCTGGATGATACGCAATAATTCTCATCTCAGAGTCTTCGGTCCTAAATCTATGTAATTCTTGTTCTTCTAAACAGAAGTGTGCTCCTTCAACTAATTCATTTGGAACATCTGTATCAGATACACCCCTTCCACCAATAACGCAACCAATTCTAATCGAAGGATGAGTATGATAAGATTGATTTATATTTTTAGGAAAATACAGGAAGTTTAGAGAAGCATCACCAAGTCTTGGAGGATAAACCAATAGAGAGTCAGAACAACCATCAATATAAGATAACTTACCTTTATTGTCTGTCTTTCCTATAAGGTTATGTCCCATAAATCCAAGTCTAAAGACTATGAATAGATTATCCATAGTTGATATACTAACATCATTTTCTTTGACAGTAAATGAAAAATAATCACCAGGATTCAATAGAATATATTGATCACCATTTTTTATTTGTGCCTGCCCATAACAATAACCCATAGCAGTAGACCATGAAATATCTTTGGCTTTAATTTCTGCCGTTGAGTTTCTAACCATAAGAGAATAACTAGGATACATAGTATCTCTCATGTCAATGATTGATGTTTGTGATGTATTTAATATCATGTTTCTTTTCTCACCATGAAGCATGCGTTTTTTTAATATAACTTAAAGCTTCTTCATATTTCTTTTCAGAAATTAATCTCTTCAAGTTATGGCGTTGTGTATTAATAAACATTAGTATGTTCTTTTTATCTTCAATCTTGATAGCTTCTCTATTGACTATATCTTCAATTGAATAATTATTATCATTCAATGAATGAAGATTGTTCAATAGCGGACCTACTTCTTTATTAATATTATAGTTTTTTATTTCATCAAGTATGTAGACATCATTAAGCATTTCTATAAAATTTTTAGCATACATTCGTGTATAATTAAAGACGAAGCCTTCAAACTTTTCCCAGATTACTAACTCTAAAGCTTCTTCTTTACATTGTTGTAAAGTTTGAAAAGAGCAATCTGGTTTTTTAACTATTTCATTTCTATCTAAAGTGTATTCATGAGGATTTAAAAATACTATAGGATTGATTTTACCATCAAAAGTAAAAAATTTAAACTCTCTAACTGGAGTATACCAGTGTGTATATTCTCTAATTTTTATAATTCTTCTATCAGTGCCGATATAAATGTAATATCTAGATTCATCATCTGGATAACACAATCTACCATACACATCATATTCAATCTGGTCTTCCATAATCATTAACACATCCTATAACTTCTTCGTGAGTCATTTCATTGAAGTCTTGATCAAAAGCATAACTTTTATCAAAGTTGCTCCAAATAAACTGTAAACTTCCTACTTTTGGTTTTTTTAGATAGTCCGTATATTTAGTATGCTTAACTATAAACTCTTTTGCACTATATTTATAAGAAATTAATGTATTTTGTATTTTTTGGTCTTGATTATCTAGAGACCATCTTTGAAATTCCGGTGTATCAAAAAAGTGTATAATTTTTGAAAAGCTAGTTCTAGGATCTTGAAATCTTTTCTGTTCAAGCATTCTGTATTTTACTAATTGCCATTTATTAGTAAAATTAAACCACCAAAGAAAATCAAAACAACTGCTTATTTTAAATGGTGAGTATTCTAATGTTTGTGCATACTTATCAACAAACAAATCTACATTTTTAGAAAATGCACTTCCAAATAAATCTTTATAAAAACTATTAATATTATTTTGCCAAGGAAGATGTATTCCTTCGTCTCCATATTTTCCAACTAGTGGAATTACAATATCACTTCCAAATAACTGATCTCCAAATTCACCAGTTATCATATACCCTTCATCTAAAAATTTATCTGTATTAATTAGAGAATTGATTATTCTTCCTTTAAAATGTTGATTTATAGTTTTCCACATATCTGGAAATTCTTCAATAGATCTATAAGACATTAAAATAAAAACTCGTTCTAGATCTTCTTTGCTCCATGTATTCATGATAGCAACAAGTGCACTAGTACTGTCTATCCCACCGCTATACATCAAAAATATCTTAGAATCTTGTGTTTTTTCTTTGATCTGCAAAGCTGTATAATGTGCTTGATCTTCGAATGATAAAGTATTATTTTTTAGCTTTAAAAGATCTTCTATAGTTTCAGTAGCTATAACTGATTTAAATGGATTTATATATTCTCCAATAGAATGATTAACTCTATTAACAGACTGAATAAATGGTCTTTTTGTTATAGGTATCCACGTAGGAAGACCAAGAGCTTTGTCTCTTGGCTTATTGCCACCGAAATACAATAAGAGTCTTTTTTCCATCATGCGATCTTACTAAAATTCTTATGTTTTTCAAACTTAATTACCGATGTAAACTTATCATACAGCTGATCAGTCTTATGACTAATAATAAATGTATTTGTATCAGCAGCGAGTTGTGTCAATACTTTCATAAACTCTTCTGTACCATTCGAATCAAGTGAAGAATCCATTACTTCATCCATGATAAGAATATTTGTAGAGATAGAGTTACGCAACTTAGCAACAGCACGCCAAGTGAAAAGTATAGCAAGGTTAATACGCATCTTCTCTCCTTCTGAGAAGGAAGCATAGCTAAACTCGTCTCTAAATCTAGACTTGATAGTTTCATTAAATTCCTCATTAAGTTCAAATTGAACAAAGAAGTCCATCGAAGACAGATACTTATTAATAAGCTTATTAATGATGGGTATATATTGCTTAATAATCTTTGCTTTGATACCACCATCTTTTAACAATACTGATACTGCTTGATATGTTTGTTTAAGATCATGCAGCTCAGTTAATACATCTTCTGCTTCTTTAAGTTCATCTATTAATTTGTTTAGTTGATCAGAATTGTCTTCTGTCACTGTCTTTTGGATACTATTGATTTCAGTCTCGAGCTGAGTTCTATATTCAATCAGTGAAGTAATCTTTGTAGCTAGTTTATGTAGTTCCATCTTTGTGCTGTTCAGCTCAGCTTGGATATTCATCAACTCATTGATCTTATCATTAGTCTCTACATAATTCTTAGCAACAAGTTCTAGGTTTTCTTCTAATTCTTTGACACGTTCTTGATTGCTTTGAACCATGTCACACTTAAACGTTTCATTGATCTCTTGTTTACAGGTAGGACAGTTATCATGATCAGTAAAGAACTTTATTTGTTCTCTCTGAGATGATAGGTGTGCTTCAAACTTGTGCTTTAGAGCTGTAAGTTTTTTCATTGAAGATGCTAGTTCTTTTTCATCTACCATTTTTTCTTCAAGATCTTTTCTTTTATTTTCCATATCCCAATATATGGTGTTCAGATCTTCAATCTGTATATTAGTCTGCTCTATTCTTTCATTCTTTTCACTGATAATCTTTTCATTATTATTCTGTAATTCTATAAGATGCTTCTTAACAAGCTTTATCTTTTCTTCAACAATAGTCTTATTAGCTTCTTGCTTGATAAGATCTTCAGCATTTGTTGCAATCCTTTGCTTAAGGATTGTATTCATACTTGTAAAGATCTGCAGATCCAATAGATCTTCAATAATTTCTCTACGCTGACCAGCAGGAAGAGACATGAATGGCACAAATGATGCAGATCCAAGAACAACAACTTGGCAGAAAGATTTAAAATTAATTTTTAAGATTTGTTTCTCTAAAATATCTTGATAGTCTTTGCTATCAGCAGACTGATTTAACAGAGTACCATTCTGGTATACTTCAAAGATATTTGGTTTTATACCTCTAACAATCTTATAGTTATTAGAACCAATAGAGAATTCAATCTCTACAACAAGATCTTTTTTGGTAATAGAGTTTAGAAGTAATGGTTTATTGATCTTTCGAAATGGTTTATTGAAAAGCGCAAATGACAAAGCGTCCAGCAAAGTAGATTTGCCGGCTCCATTTTCACCAACGATGAGTGTAGTTGCAGACTTATTAAGTTCTATTTCAGTAAAGATATTACCTGTACTTAAGAAGTTTTTCCATCTTATTTTTTTAAATACAATCATTCAACAGACAATGCCTCTGCGTATAGAGAGTGTACAGTATTTTCTATCTTCTGTTTGATATCATCGGTCGTATTAATCTGACCGATATAATTCTTAAAGATAGTTAGTGTATCTTCAGCTTCATTAACAATATCTTCATCTTGTTCTAGATTAAGATTTAGATGATCTTCAACTACCTGAAGTTCTAGAATACCAGACTTCTCTAGATTATCAACAAACATATCAAACCAATATGGATTAGTCTTGTTTTGTACGATAACTTTAATTATCTTATTTTTATACTTCTCATATTCATGAGAAGCTATATCTTCAATAGTATAGTTAGTATCATTATACCATATCTTTTCAAAGATGGTATATGGATTTCTAATAAATTTTAGATCTCTCGTTTCAGTATCAAAGATATGAAATCCCTTAGGATCATTATAATCGCTCCAAGTAAACTCACCATGATTGCCAAGGTAATGAATATTGCCAGAAGAGGACTTATGATGATAATGACCAGAGCAAACAAGA